GTTTGCAACACCTTCCATACATTCAGCTAAAATATCTTTCATGATCTCTTGCTCTCCAGGATACACATCTATCACGATGGAGTCATGTACAGTCAATACGCATAACGATTTGACCTGTCGATCTTTCATCATTTTATCGACACTGATACACGCCAGTGGGACAATGTCCGCTGTAGCAAAAGACTGTACTGGATAGTTCACAATCTGTGTGGCGTACGAAATCCTGCCGTTAGCTTTACGCTCTACGTTAGGCCAGTAGAACTGTCTACCTGATGGTAGAGTAACAGTGCCATTCTTTAAGACTCCTCGCTTGAGCTTTTCGTGCCACTCGTTGAGTCCTTCGTAGATGTTGAAGTATTCTTTGAAGTACTGTTGAACATGTGGAGCCTCCTGCGCCCCCTGACCGCCATAGAGCGGCGCAAACGTGTATGCCTTCGCCTGTTGCCGTTCATCTTTCGTAATGTCCTCTGATGGCTTCTGGTTGATGATAGAGGCTGTCTGCTTATGCACATCCTTACCAGTCTTGATGTCATCGTAGATCTGTGCATCTTTAGATAGCTCACCTGCTACCCTGAACTCCAAGCCACTGAAGTCTGCCTCCATAACCTCGCCACCTTCAAAGCGTGACACCACACACTTACGAATCGGGAACGTACCGCTACGGGGTAGATTCTGGAAGTTAGGGTCAGAAGAAGACAGTCTTCCAGTCGCTGTAATGCACTGGTTGAATGTCGTGTGTAGTATGCCATTACTGCGTGTATTACGTCTCATACCGCCACAGAAGGACGCTAGGTAGACATTAAGGGCATTGAGCCTACGCATACCTTGTAAGAACTCAATAGCCTCTTGTAGCCCCTTACGTTGAGCCTGAGCTAATAAGAACTGCAGTGTGCCCTTGTCCTGTACGGAAGAAGGCACAAGCTTGAACCCAGCCACCTTATCGGTAGGGATGTACAAGGCACCCTCACCACCACAAGCAGTACACTTGGAGCGATTCTTGTAAGGCTGCCCATTCTTCTTTGTCTTCTGTACTGTACCTAAACCCTCGCAGTCTGTGCATTGCGTACCCATCGTACGGTGCAGGATCATGGAGTTGTTCTTCACAGCAAGAGAAAACTCTTTAGGCGACATGCGTGGACGGGGTAGTGGCTTGCCTACCTTGTTCAGTCCTACGTTAAATACTTCACGCCACCTGTTCTTGTCAGGGATACGGCGAGAGTAGACAACCTCAGATAACTGTGCAGGGGAGTTAAGGTTGATTGGAGTATCACCCATCACCTTGTTCGCTATCTCGTACAAGCGTTTCTGTAGAATGTTGCGTTCTGTAGTGAACTCATCTTCTACATCGTCTAGGGCATCGACATCAATACAGATACCGTTGCGCTCCATCTCAATCAATACGAACATCATCTCATTCATCATGTCCCGTACCTTACGCATTCCTGTAAACTCAGGCTTACGGTAGTCATGCATCTCATTCATCATGTCCCGTACCTTACGCATTCCTGTAAACTCAGGCTTACGGTAGTCATGCATCTGGGATTCGTATACTTCCAAGCAGGAGATTACGTCACCCCGCCCGTAAGTCTCTACGATATCTGGGTCCATGTCATCGTACCCAATCCCTTTCTTGAATGTCTCTTCCATCAGGTCAGAGCGTTTGAGTGTGACGTTACGTCTCTTCGCAGTCTCTTCCAACGACAGGGGTATCTTCTGACCACGTGCCAGTATGTATTCCCCGATCATCGTACAGTAGACAGCGCATTCAATCTTGAACCCTGCTTCCTGCAACCAAAGAATGTCAAACTTTGCATTGTGCGCAACAATCACATCAGCAAGATCAATCATCTGCTGTAGCTCAAAGTGAGACTTCTTAGGGTCACACTCCATCTTGTTGTGGTGGAAGAAGAAGTACTGGCCTGTTTCATCGTGTAAGAACTGAGCACCACAAGACACAATAGAGTTCTCTGGGTTGAAGGGACTACCGTCTATCTTCCCATCGACACGCTGTACTGTGGTCTCAATGTCTATTCCAAGTACGTACATATCTGTCCTATCAATCAACGTAGCGAGAGAGCTTTGGTTGTATTTCGCAAATAACGGTGCCATGCCATCCCGTGATCTTGTTCTTGCCAATGGTAAGGTGACGGGTTAGATCTGGCTCTTCATCAACGCCAGACATATCGTGCTTACCAATACCTATAATAATATCTGCTTCAGCAAACTTACCAGTCTTACTTCCTTCCATTTCTGTAGGGTTAAGCTTGGTCTTGCCTTCAGCATCTGCTGATGCCTGACTGATCGCAATAAATGCAAGGTCATGGCGTTTAGCAATCTCACGTGCTTGTGTATAAATTTCACGCAGCTTCTCGTCTGTACGACTGAAGTTACCTGCGACCTGTACCTTATCTAGCTGATCCACTACCAATACGTCAGGCTTGTGGTTCTCACAGTAAGCATCAATCTGTTCAATGGTCACACCCTGAGCATCGTACATGTTGACATTGTCGTAGATCGTACGCCATTCGTTAGCGACAAACTTAGGGTCTTCGTAGATCTCTTCCTTGGTGATACCAGTGAATGCGGACATGGCTCTAAGCATCGTCCGTGTAGCCTTCTCTTCGTTCACAAATGTGTGGACTCTAGCTCCTTGCTCTGCGAACCCGTCTGGCCCGTAACAGAATGACACATGGCTTGCTGTCTTTCCTGTTTCTGGTCTGGCGAATATAATGCACAGTTCGCCTCCCGCCACGCCAGGAAGCTTGTCCCTCAGGGCACGTAAGTTGAATGTCCATCGTGTGTCTGCCTCATTCTCTTTGAGTAGTTCAAAGACATCTTTAGTGCAAGGCTTGATGTCTATGTTAGGCGTGAAGTCGTCTTTAGTTTTCTCTAGCAGACGCTTGAGTGGTGTGAGTTCTTGGATGTTACCATCTAGGATATCGTTCCCCATATCCATGATACTTCGACCAACTTCCTGTCGCCATGCGCTCTGCAGTACTTCTTCCGCAACGTCAAGCGATAGCGTTGGTTTATTATCCAACTCACGTAAAAGTATTCGTATGTTTTCTTTCTTCGCACGTGATTCTGACGGGTTATCAATTTCGTACAATGCAGATACATCCTGCATAGTAATGTCTTCATCTGTCTTCTCATGCGCACGTAGTATGCTTTTGTATATCTGTTTGTAGTCAGAGTCGTCAAACATTGACTCACGAACACGATACTTATTCGCTTCAAAGAACTCCTTACTTAGGAGGAGTTGTATCATTTCCTGTAGTGGTTTCATTAGACTCTCCCGCAGTCTTGTTTCCAAAAATCTTGTCCCAGTTAGTCGAGTACTTTTTCTCATCTACCGGACGCTTCCAATCCCCCTTGCCATACGCAGGGCTATTCTTTCGTTTAGGCATTAGCTTAATCCTTCTTCATCGTCCCACCATGGGAACCCTTCAAAGTCGAATGATAGATGATCGGGTATGAACTGGTCAATCAACATGTCAGTCGCTTCAATGCGTCTGCTGATCTCAAATGCATCCTGCTCAAGATCGTTGAGTACAAAGATGTTACAGGTCACTCCGTTCTTGACGTTAATGTAATCGTTGATGAATCTCTGACGCATGTCAAATAGCTTCTCTAAAAAGACAGCATCGACCACTTCGTACAGTGCTTCTTGCACGTACTCATTATCACTCAGCTTGTCGATCAATTCATTTAGTTTCATCTGTATTCTCCTGTTCATTTAAGTCTACACAAACCACACTTTTATGCGCATTAAATGTTAACCTATTCCACTTTTCCGCACATAAGGTTTGCGACATGTTAAGTTTGCATAGTATTCCTATGCATTTCGGGGGTCACTTCGCTTTTCATGTTGTGCGTCTGTTCGCTTTTCATGTTCTTTAATCTCATCAATAGCCTTACAAATGTCTTTGAATAGGTCTTCATGAATTGCTTTCTTCTTTGCACGTAGGCGTTCTACCTCTGCAACATCTGTGTTGCTTTCATCCTCATATGCAACATCTGTGTTGCTTTCATCCTCAAAGTCATACGGGATCACATACCCTGATGCACGTAGGAAGTTTTTAAATTCACAGACTGCCTCATCCCATGAGACATCATCACCCAATGTCATGGTCACAATTTCTACAACAGGCGGATCAAATAACTCAGCAACGTCACTATCTGGTGTCCAGGGTCTATACTCAAACTTAATCATGTCTCTAACTCCTAATTAATAATATCCCATTGCTCTACCGAATCCGAACAGACTAATGAAGGAGAAGTACACGGTCAATACCATTAGCCATACTAAACCCCTACGCCAGTTCGCATATGTCTGTACGACTACACCCACAAAGGATATAGGGTACACGTATCTCATGTCAGGGTCACCGGCATTAATCGCTAGGTACATGCTCGCAACAACTGCAAGCACAAGCCCTATCAACTCACACCAGAAAGACACCCTGTCATTCTTGTAACTGTTTCTCCAGAAATCAGCGATGCTAGGCATTTGTATATTTCGCTATCGCATCTTCCAAGGCTGCGTAGTGAACTGACGCTGGAACAGGCTTACCTTCCCTAGGTTGCAAGGTCTCAGCCATTGATTTCCACTTATCGTACGCAATGCCATCGTCTTCTACTTCTGCTTCACGCATAAGGAACAATGTCCACAGGTAAGCGCACTCGCCTGTCAGACCGGAGTCACCGTAGGCACGTTCTATGTAAGGTACTTTACTCATCCAAAGGTTCCTCATTTCTGTGATATGAATTTTTCCGTATCCTAGTTTCAAAAAATCCTTCAAGCTTTGGATACTCATTCATGAATTTTCTTGCGTAGTGCGGACTCCAGCCATCATCTATTTTAAAATCTGACTCTCGCCCAGTAAGCATGGTTTCCCATCTTAAACGATGAAAGATTCCCCGTGCAGAATATCTTTTTCTATGTTGTGATGCAATTAAAGCGAAGCGTTTAAACATCTCGTAAATCTCTGGATTATCTGCATCAAACTCCAAAAAATTAGAGTGCGTCCATTTACCATTCATGTTTTCTTTCCCTCTTTCTGTGGCTTCTTGTTATTCAGCCAACACTTTGCACATTCATAAAAGATATCCATCTCACGAACGACAGCCTTCTTGCCGCAGTATCTACACACAAACTCTTTGCTCATACTTTACCCCAAGGTTTTGTAATGCTCCAGTGTTTGCAGGGTACAACCCCATGCCACAACTTGTCAAAGGAATCTCTAGGCATGTGTCTACCAGCTTCCTTTTTCTCCAAGTCATACTTCTTTCTATTGCGATGAATGAACTGGCGTACAGATGCCATACTCTTGCCAAGCCTATCGCCTATCTCAGTAGCCGTGTATCCGTCACCCCACATCTCAATTAAGATCTTGATGTCTTTTTCTTCGTACTGCTTTCTCCAAGCCATGATTAGTTCCTATGTGGTTATGTTGAAAAGACACTCTACACTAAACGATAGACAAAAAAAAGCCCCTCCGAAGAGGGGCAAACATAGGGAGTAATCTAAGTAACTAACCGATTAGAAGTTACTTGGTAAGCAATGACCTGACGCATTCGGGAGTAAAATACTTCAGGTCATCTGTTAAGAATAATACTTCAGATGTTACGTGTGGCGCAAGCATTTTCTGCATTTTAATTGCTTTCTTTGATGCATCGGCATCTAAGGCCACAATGACTTTATCAAAGACACGCAACTGATGAATGTGATGTTCGTTGAGTGATGTACCCAATAAGGCAACACCAGTGTAGCCAGAGGCATATACCGTACAGGCACTGGCACAATCCTCGACCAGTACAGCAGTACCACGTTTCTTTCCACAGAAGAACATTAAGTCTTTCCTTTTATCGTATCGTTTCCATTTAGGTAAGACACCTTTACGCAATGCCCTTCCGACTGCACCTATCGTATTCTTGTTATCGTCATAGATCAAGAACACGCAACGGTCTTCCGCAAAGTCATAAACGACACTGACGTATCCATCATCAATAGCATCTTGGACGTTCATGTCGTCTATGTATTCAAGACACGCATCCCTTTCTAAATTGTGTGTTATATGAGGGGGTAAGGAGAAGTCAGGTAGGTAGGTATTCCCAGACCCTGAAACCCCCCATAGATCCTGTCGTAAACGGCCTTTAAGGGCATCTACAGAGCGTCTTGTCTTAACGCCACCCTTAGTCCCACAGGATGCCTTGTAACAGTTATATAAGACACGCCCATCGACACGAGATACGGTAAAGGTCTTGTACCCACCGCACTCAGGACAAGAGACACGCTGCGTTTCACCTTCACGTATATCCAATTCCTTAACAAATTCTTTTGCGTTCACTGTTGACATCTCCCTATGAACTGATCTAGTCTGATTAAACTACCTGCTGTTAAGCAAACAGTCAACAAGAAAGACACACAATCAATTAAAAGACACTTAAAGTAAAAGACACGCAAACTTAAATATATAACCAATAGTTATAAACTATAGAAGTAATAGTTATATACTATCTATACCCCACCGCAGCCATCCTGGACTAAAGTCTCATAGACTAAAGTCGTACGACTAATGTCTAACTTCCCATCTGTACGCATCATCTGTAGTATCCACACTGTTGATCACAACACATAGGGAGGAATCAACATGACTGAAGAGAAGTGGATTGAAGCCATACGTAAGTCACTTGTAGGTAAGAAGGTCACAGGCAT